CCATTAATGTTCCTAGCATCTTGTGATGCGTACGCCTCGATGGTTAGAGGGGAGGGTGTAAGACTACCTGTATCCTTGGATGCTACTTGTAGTGGATTACAGTTGTATGCAGGACTACTCAAAGATTATGATGGTGCTCGTGTAGTGAATGTTGTAGATAAGAAAGATGGAGGTAGTGCGGATGTACCCGCTGACGTTTACAAAGATGTAGCTAATGAGGTTAATAATAGATTAGAGTCAGGGAATTACCCTAAGACACTCGCCTTCACAGACTCAGAAAATGAATATAAGATTGTAAAGACTGACCAAGCTGCGAGGGATTTAAAAGGGAATGTTGATAGGAACCTAACTAAGCGTAATGTAATGACTGTGCCCTACTCAGTAACTCAGAGGGGGATGTTTGATCAGATTAGGGAGATACTCTCAGAGCTCGAAGATAATGAGAAGGCGTTTTGGACGGGGGATAAGTGGATTGTTGAGAAACTTCTAGTAGAGTTGAACAAGGCATCCATTGGCTCCATTGTTCCGAGTGCTATCATCGGTCAGGAGTATATTAAATCAGTAGTCACCGCCTACTACGAACTACATAAAAGAAACATACCATTGTTTTGGAGAACACCCTTCTTTAACTTCCCAGTAGTACAGTGGAAGATTGAGACCAAGAAGAAGGAGATTAGGACTGTTCTAGGACGGTTGAGTATTAGGATGGCTAAGAGCAATATCAATAAGCGACAGCAGAAGAATGGTATCGCCCCAAATTTGATACACTCATTGGATGCAACCCTAATGTACCTAACAGTTGAGAAACTAAAAGAGCAAGGGGTTAATGACTTCATGCTCATACATGACTCATTTGGTGTATCGGCCAATGATGTAAGTAAGTTGAACATAGCAGTGAGGGAATCTTTTGTAGAACTGTTTGAGGAAGACCCCTTGTTTATGTGGGTAGACCAGGTAATGCCACATCTTGTAGAATCCTCAGGGGAGGTTATGATTGACACCCTAGACTTGCAAGATGTGATGCAATCAACCTACTTCTTCTCATAGTTATACACAAAGTTATCCACAGCCTAAGTCCTTGATTTATAATGAAAACAGGGTGTTAAAAATTTAGGAGTACGCCCCTAGTTAGAAAAGAGGGATTTTTAGTATACATTAGGACTTAAATAGTGGAATACAACCAACAATCATTAGAATTCTTATTGGATTCATTTAACAATCAGGTAAATCGTATCGAAGATAGGTACGTTATCCCTGACGAGAGATATCAGGCAAAACTCATTTTAATAAAGGGGATGCTTGATTGCCTCGGTATGGAATTAACCATGCTAGAGGAAGAGCTAAGCGACATAGGACTAACTCGTGCAGACGAGCAAGAACAATTGGAGCTTTTTAAGTCTTCTCATGATGCATACAAGTGTGTTATGAAAGACATTTTTAAAAAATAAGTGTTCCGAGGGGAACAAAAACGGAGGGCATATGGCCAATCAAAGAGAGGGTGTTATTCAGAACACCAAAGGGAAATCACTTGTAACACCAGCAGGTGGTTCATTATGGACAAAGCTAGACGAACCTAATTACAGATTCAATCCTAAGGGAACTTATGAGGCAGGTATTGTATTAGACCCTAGCGATGAAGCAGTTGCTAAGTTTGTAGCGCACATGGAGAAACTCCGAGACGCAGGACTAGCAGAGGCTAAGGAAAATTTACCGACAGCGAAGGCTAATAAGGTTACAGCACGTCCTGTATACCACCAAGAGGAGGATGCAGAAGGTGAGGAGACAGGTAATATCATTCTTAAGCCTAAAGCCTACGCTGTAGACTTCGATGGTAATCCACAGAAGGTACCTGTTTTCAATGCTAAGGGTATTGAGCAGGAGAACTTTAAAACCTTAATCGGTAATGGGTCTATTCTTAAGCTACAACTATGGGCATCTGCGTACCACATGCCTAATGGTAACTTTGTAGGTGTGTCATACAAGCTTAAGAAAGTTCAAATCATCGAATTGAAAGAGTATTCGAGTGATGCAGGTTTTGCAGATGAGTCTGGTACAGGCTTTGAGGATGCTACTGATGAAGTAGTGACAACAACTGAGGACTTCTAATGGTTACTAGTTTTGAAAAATTAGAAGGGTTAGCTGATAATATATGGGATGGGCACTATACTATTATGAAGTTTACTACAGGATACAAAGTTATGTTTGGTACCCCTGAAGTAGCTCGTGATGAGATAAACGATATAGAAGCCTTTACTACATTAGAAGCTGCTATAGATAATGCTGTAAAAGAAATTATTGTGGACTCACGTAATGCATTAAAAGGGTTTACTGTAGTCTCAATATAAGTATCCCTCCCTTAGAGTGTGGGGGTTCTATTAGGGTTTTCATGCTCTAATAGATCATATAAACGTAGCTGTCACCTGCGTTACACACTCAGTGACACCAAATTTAAAACAGTCTGGGAGGACTCATTATGGCTTTCATAAAGCACATACCGTGTGAGAAATGCGGTAGCTCCGATGCAGGGGCACTCTACACTGACGGAGGAACATCCTGTCACTCATGTGGGGCAGGTAGGATTAATGCAGAGTACGACAATTTAACTGAGCTAGGTTCATTTGAAGATGATGTAGCCCCATTCCAAGACTCTAGTCTATACACAGGAGAGGCTAAGGCGTTAAGGTCTAGAGGTATACCTGAAGAAGTATGTAAAAAATACCACTACTTGGTAGGCAATAAAGACAACGGAGAGACTATACAAATAGCTAACTACTACGACACTCAGAGTAAGAAACTTACTGGTCAGAAGGTTAGGACAGCGAATAAGTCATTCTCTGTAAAAGGTACAACAAAGGGTGTTGGTCTATTCGGACAGCAGTGTTTTGGTGCGGGTTCTGCTAAGGCTGTGGTAATTACAGAAGGGGAGCTCGATGCTCTGTCTGTAGCAGTAGCGTATGACTGTAAGTTCCCTGCCGTATCTATCATCAATGGCGCAAATAGCGCATATAAGAATATTAAGGAAAATTTAGAGTGGGTTCTCTCCTTTCCCACCGTAATCCTATGGTTCGATGATGATGAGGCAGGACATAAAGCGATGGAAGAGGTTAGTGAACTCTTTAAGAAACCTGGTCAACTCAAGGTAGTACAGGGTACTGGGTATAAAGATGCTAACGATCTTCTCATTAATAAAGGTAAGGGGGTTGTACTCTCTGCCACCTACCAAGCACAGAGTCTATCTATTGATGGTATCAAGAACGGTAGTGAACTATGGGACTTGGTATCCGTTGATGAGGTCTTTGAAACATACTCATACCCCTTTTCAAAAATGGATGAAAAATTCCAGGGGCTTCGCAAGGGTGAACTTGTGACCTTTACCGCAGGGTCAGGGGTGGGTAAATCTACAATAGTTAAAGAGATTACTTACCACCTAACGATGCATCATGGTCTGAAGGTAGGATACATAGCACTTGAGGAAAATCTCAAGCGTTCCGCCTTAGGTTTCATGGGTATGTACTTAGGTAAGCCTATGTCTTATGACTACTCCAAGATAGACATGGATAAGAAACGTGAGGCATTCGATGAGGTACTAGGGAAGGGACACCTCTACTTCTATGACCACTTCGGCTCACTCGAATCAGAAAATCTACTAAGGAAGATGAGACTCTTGGTACTTCAGAACGAGGTTGACTTCTTAGTCCTCGACCATGTATCTATTGTAGTATCAGGTACGGTTGATGGGGATGAACGGAGAGCAATCGATGCACTGATGACAAACCTACGCTCACTAGCTGAGGAAACACAGGCAGGAATCATTGTAGTGTCACATCTACGCAGACCTCAAGGAGATAAGGGGCATGAGGATGGTGCAACCGTATCCTTGTCACAGCTCAGAGGTTCAGGTGCTATTGCTCAACTGTCTGATGGTGTTGTAGGTGTTGAGAGAGACATGCAGAATGATGAGTTTGGTAATCATGTCAAGTTGAGGATACTAAAGAATCGTTTCGTTGGTGATGTAGGTATGGCAGACACACTAGTGTACTCAAAGGACACTGGTCGTATGTCTGAGTATGACAACGAGGCATTTGAACCAGGGTTTGAAGGGATGGAGGAATTCTAAATGTTAATATTTGACTTAGAAACAGATGGACTACTAGATACAGTAACGACTGTGCACTGTGCAGTGACTTATAATACAGAGACAGAGGAGTATAGGTTGTACAGGCCTGATGAGATACAACTCCTCATCTCATACTTAAAAGATACACCCGCCATTGCAGGACATAACATCATAGGGTTTGACATCCCAGTCATTAAGAAACTATATGGTGTAGACCTATGGGAACACTGCGAGGTAGTAGATACACTACTGCTATCTCAGTTAGCCTACTACAACCTACAGAAGTTAGATGAATCTAGTCATCTACCACCTAGGATGAAGGGACTCCACGGTCTCAAAGCATGGGGCTATCGTTTAGGTACGAACAAAGGGACGTATGGTGAGAAGGAGGATGCATGGGCTACCTTCAGTGAAGAGATGCTTGAGTATTGTAAGCAGGATGTACACCTCAACGCTGTCCTATACAAAAGACTCCTGACTAAGAATGTTCCTGAGGAAGCGTTGCGAATAGAACAGCACTTCGCTCACATCATACAAAGACAGGTAGCCTATGGGTGGCTGTTCGATACTAAGAGTGCACAATTGCTTCACGTGAAACTAGTTACAAACAAAGAGAAACTCTTTACACAACTAGAAGAAACCTTTAAGCCTTTGCAGGATTGGATAGCCCTCAAGCCAGCACCTATGTATACACAGAAGGGGGATGTATCAGTACGCTACCAAAAGCAGATAGCTAAGGGTGCTCATAATGATGAGGAGAATGGTTGGGGTTATTGGGAGACAGTATATTTTAACCCTGGCTCACGCCACCACATCAGACGGTGGATGGAAGAGGTGTATGGGTGGCGCAGTCCTAAGAAGACTGAGAAAGGTACTCCTATTATTAATGAGGAGGTACTCAAGGGTGTTAAGTTTCCTGAGGCCATCCTACTTAGGCAGTACTTCTTAACTCAAAAGATTTTAGGGATGGTAGCTGAGGGTCAGAACGCATGGCTCAAACTAGTGCAGGAAGATGGTCGTATACATGGTCAGATTAAAACACTGGGTGCAGTTACAGGTAGATGTACACACAACAAACCTAACATAGCACAGACACCTGCTAGTCATTCCTTCATGGGTAAGGAGTGTAGGAGATTATTCACAGTACCTAAGGGTAAGAAGATTGTAGGTTGTGATGCTAGTGGATTAGAACTGAGGATGCTCGCCCACTACATGGCAATCTATGATGATGGTGATTATGGTGAGCAGGTAGTTAACGGTGACATCCATACAATCAATCAAGAAGCAGCGGGTCTACCAACTAGAGACCATGCCAAGACTTTCATCTATGGTTTTCTCTACGGTGCAGGTGTGGCTAAGCTAGGACAGATTGTAGGTGGCAGTGTGAAGAAGGGGCGTGAGTTACGCAACCGCTTCCTCGCTAAGCTCCCTGCTCTAGAACAACTGAGTGATGCTGTTAAGGATAAGGCACATAAGGGATTCCTATTGGGATTGAACAAGAGAAAGTACTACATACGTAGTGACCATAGCGCATTGAACGTACTGCTACAAGGTGCGGGTGCAATGGTAATGAAATATTACCTAGTAGCATTAGATAAGGAGTTACAGAAGAGATGGATTCCAGGAAAGGACTACGAGTTCATAGGAAACATCCATGATGAGGTACAGATAGAAGTAGATGGAAAGATTGCAGAGGATTTAGCAGATGTATGTGTAGCGACTTTTGCTATAGTTGAGGACGAGCTACAATTCAGAGTCAAGTTGGAAGGAGAGGCTAAGATAGGTCACTCTTGGGAGGAGACTCACTAATAAACTGAGGAGTTTGAATGCAGGAAGGCACTTATTATGCAAAAAACAGAGAGGAAAGGTTAGCGTATCAGCGCGAATACAGTATAGCAAAATACTATGGTATTACACAGGAGGAGTATGACAGGCGCATGGCCACGTCACCCATCTGTGAGATTTGCGGGGATACAAACAGACTCTGCTACGATCACTGTCATAAGACAGGAGATTTTAGAGGGGTTCTTTGTCTTACATGTAATACAGGATTGGGGAAGTTAGGTGATAACTTGATGGGCATGATAGAAGCCCTTAAGTACCTGACTAGGTGCTATGAAAAAAGTAGAAATTAAAGCATTAAGTAGTAACGATATGTACTTGGGGAGGAAGGTTAAGTCCTACCAATACAAAACATATGAGAGGAAGATGTTAAAACAACTACCTGATATAGAGGTTCCTGAGGGGGAACTACAACTAACCATTGAAGTGGGCTTAAGTAATAAGCTTGCTGATTTGGATAACATTCTGAAACCCTTTATTGATTGTCTTCAACTTAAGTATAGTTTTAATGATAAATGGATTTATAACATTAATGCTACTAAGCAGATAGTCAAGAAGAAAGAGGAATTTATAACTTTTAAAATAGAGGAGTACCATGAAGAACAAGATAAATGAGTATAGGGACCTAGTAATAGAGGTATTGTCATCAGTTGAAGAGGCGCGGGACAGCGATGAAGTCCTATTAGCTGTGGTATGGGGGAGATGTATGCAGGATTTAGGCTATGACCTAGAGGAGATATCTGCAACAGGAGTATTCTCATTGCTATCAAAGGGTGAGTTTCCTAAGGCTGAGGGAATTACTAGATGTAGACGTAAGGTTCAAGAACAGATCCCTGAGCTTAGGGGTGCGTTGTGGGATATTAGACATGAGCATGCTGATAGTGTTGCAGAAGAAATGAAGAGGTACCACTGATGATAGCACTCATTGATGCGGATAGCATAATATACAAGTATGCAAGTATCAACCAAGACACTTGTATTTGGGATGACAGTGACCCTGATAATATCTTAAGCACTGTGACAGTAGACCTAGGGAATGCTAAGAAAGATATGGTTAAGTTTGTAGATGAGATGCTCGTTCATACAAAGACTGACTCTTACCAATTAGTACTCAGCCCTAAGAAGAACTTTAGGTATGAAGTTAGCCCTGACTACAAAGCTAATAGGAAGAAGCCGAAGGTTGAGCTGATACTACTCAAGCCTCTACGAAAGTACATGCTTAAAGAGATGGGTGCAATCATATTCGATAATGTAGAAGCAGATGATGTATGTGTTTCGAGGATGTACTTGGAGCCTGAGACATATGTTCTATGTCATATAGATAAAGACCTCAACCAAGCATTCGGCTCACACTACAACTACAACACACAAGAAAGATATATTGTAGACAAGGAGGAGGCTAACTTCTGGTTCTGGAAACAGGCATTGGAAGGTGATACAGTTGATGGTATTAAAGGGTGTCCTCGTATTGGAAAGGTGAAGGCTTTGAAGATATTGAGTGAACTTAAGAAACCTACTGAGGGTGACTACTGGGATACCATTAAAGACTGCTACACAAACGCAGGTAAGGAGGAGGAGTTTGCTATCAAACAAGCTCAGCTAGTCTACATGCTACGAGATTTCGATGAAGATACTGAAGAGTTTACTATGTGGACACCCACACTAGAGCTACAAGTATTTTCAGGAGGTATTTCTACCCCTAACTAAACCCCAAGGAGATTTAATGAGTTACAAGAAATGGAGAGATCCCTGGAGATTACACGCGAAGAACTTAAGTGATGCGGATGATTGGGAATGGATAGAATGGCCTAAGGTTAATTGGAAGATGATAGGGGTAGGTTTACTATTTATTATACTTTCGTTTATAGGAGTATCAAATTCAGCCCCACTGAAGTCTCCTTATGAATTCCCTTATAACGAAAACACTGAACTACACATACTCAAGAATACAAGTCATGATGTTTATACCTGTGCAACATCCAGGGAATGCTACGAGTTGTACTTAGAGTTACAGTACAAAGATAGTAGCATTCAGTGTAATACCAAGATGTATATCAAGAGAACTAACGGTTACGTATGGAGACTAGATAATGAGTTGTGATTACTGGGAAAAGCAAGAGCAGATTAAAGAGATGTTCACAGG